TTCTCGCGCATCGCACGGATCTGCGCGTCGATGGAGTAGCCCTCGCGCTGCTCGCGGGACGATACTCGAGCCCAGGCCACCACGTTCATCCGTCGCCGCCCTCCCTTCGCAATCTCAGCAGCAGCTCGCCCATTCGTTTGACGTTCATGAGAATCTCCACGGCCTCGTCTTCGCTGATCGGCCGGCCATACGACTCCGACCAGAGCTCGATGGTATCGGCCAGCAGCTCGTCCGAAATCCATGCCAGTGACAGCGGCCGCCGCCGTCGCTGAAGGCTGGGGACAGCTTGCTCATCAAGGGCACTTAATCCAGTCGATTCACAGGAAATCTTGGCCGGCGGATCGAGCGTGCATGTACAGGATTCGCGGTCGCTCATTCCTTCGCCCACCCGTCCAGACCGAGCTGCTCAAAGCGCTGACGTAGACGGCGAATGATGCGGGCAACGGTGTGCCAGCCGCAGCCCATCTGCTTGGCCAACTGGGCGACGGACAGACCGTCGGCGAGGCCCCGGCAGATCTCCTGTTCGCGCGGCGACAGGTCGCCGATGGCGCTGGCGACGTCCATCGCGCGGGTGTCGATTTCGTCGCGGCTGAACTCGGTGGCGCTGTCGCCGAGGCGTTCGAGATGCGTGCGATAACGCGTGGCGGCGCGCTTCATCTTCCGCAGGCGGTTATCGATGACGGCCACCAGCGCCGTGCGCTCGGTTGCGCCCTGTGCGTGGTCGGGGTCGTACTTGAATTCAAGCACGACCAGCACCGCTTCCTGCAGCGCGTCGGGAAGCTCGTGCGGCTTGAACCCGCAGCGTTTGGCGCGACTGATGATGAGGTTGACCTTCCACTTTTCGATGATCCCGTCGTATTTCGGCATTTCCATGTTGGCAGCCTTTCATTCGTGACTGTGCTGGCTGCGCCGAGCCGGTCTCGGCGTCACGAACGCAGGTTCCGCCAACGATCTGGGTCACATCTCTAAGGTCGAAGATGGCGTGTGAAACGCATATGGGTCGCCACATGGGGCCTTCACGCGAGCGATATGTGACGGCCTAACCCATTTCGCGACCCATATGGATTTAGGGGGTCACGGCGAGATTGGCGGCCGAGCGGGTAATCACCCTGCGACGGGCGATGGCGACCAGCGCATCGCTCCAAGCATGGGAGTCCGACCAACAATGCCGCAGACCACGAACGACAATCCAGTGATCGACCTGGGCGTGCTCAGCGCCGAACCGGCCGAGGAGTATCACGCCAAGGCAGGCGAGTATCTGTCGAGCCACCACTTGCTCGACTTCATGGCCTGTCCCTGGCTGTATCGCAAGAAGCAATTGGGCCTGATCGTCGACACGGACAGCCCCGCGCTGCTGCTCGGCCGCGCTGCCCACGTCCGCATCCTTGAAGGCCGCGACGCCTACGAGACGCAATTCGCCATCGGTGGCCCGATCAATCCCCGCACGGGTAAGCCCTTCGGATCGAACACCAAGGCCTTTGCCGAGTGGGCCGAATCTCAGGGCAAGCCGGTTCTCTCGCATGAGCAGGTCGAGCTGATCGAACAGATGGCCGCCGGTGTGGCCATGAACGACGAGGCGGTGGACCTGCTTCTCTATGGGCGGGCGGAGGGCGTCGTGCGGGCCGAATACTGCGGCACACCGTGTCAGGCTCGATTCGACTGGATTCACCCTCATCGAGGCATCGTCGACCTCAAGACCACCGCCGACCTGACTTGGTTCGAGAACGAGGCCAAGCGCCGCTGTTACCACAACCAAATGGCGTTCTATCAGGCCGTGCTGGCCCAGGTGATCGGCGAGCTCGTTCCCGTCTACATCGTCGCCGTGGAAAAGGTCGAGCCGTTCCGCTGCGGCGTGTGGCGAGTCAGCGACAACACGCTGTCCATTGCGCGGCAGGAGAACGAGGAAGCGATCCGCCGCCTGCGTCGAGCCTGGGAGATCGATGCCTTTCCGACCGGCTACGAGGTGATTCGCATCCTCGAGTTTCCGTGATCCATCTCTTGCGCCCGGCGCGGGACGGCGTGCCGCGCGGCATGGATGCCGCCACGGAGGGTACGCGGCCGGACTCCCTACGCCCGCCCGGGCGCACTTTCGGCAGGGCCGGGCTGCTGGGGCCTCATAAGCCCCGGAACGCGGGTTCGACTCCCGCACCTGCCATTCGCTGGCCAGCGAGACGGAACACGAAAAGACCCACAGACAACCGGAGAACCCTATGAACCGCAACTACCGCAACACAGACCCGCCCACGTCGGCGCTGGCCGGGCGACAGGCCGAAGCCAGCGGCTCGGTCCGTCGACACCGGGCACTGTGCTTCCAGGCCGTGATGCAGACGCCCGGGCTGACGGCCCGCGAGATCGAGGATCGCCTGGGCATCAAGGCCCACAAGCGCCTGCCGGAACTCCGTCACGCCGGCCTGGTCCGCAACGGCAAGAGCCGCACCTGCAGTGTGAGCGGCCGCTTGGCCCTGACCTGGAATCCCAACGTGGGCAACCACTGCGCAGGAGAACCTTCATGACCCTGATGAACTCACTGATCAAGAGCACCACGCCCGCGCCACCCAAGATGATCGTCTACGGCCAGCCGGGTGTCGGCAAGACCACCTTCGCGGCATCGGCCAGTGCCGTTCTGTTGGACTGCGAAAACGGTGCCGGTGCGGTGCCTGGCCTGACCCGCACGCCATACCTGCAATCCTGGCCGCAGATGCGCAAGTGGCTCATCGAGCTGGCAAGCCTGGAGCATGCGGATGCCCCATCGGCGGTGGCTATTGACACCATCGACTGGATGGTCCAGCGGATCGTCGAGCACGTCGTGCACGACCTCGATCCCAAAGCCGGTTCCGATCTGACCAGCACGTTGGGCACCGCCCATGGCGGGTATTTCAAGGCCCGGGAGATCGTGCAGAACATCGTCTACCGCGATCTGCTGCCGATGCTCAACGCCGTGGCCGAAACTGGCGCAGCCATCATCCTTCTGGCCCACGCGGTCAACACGAAGATGACCACGCCCGAGGGGTACGACCAGCGTCTGGCCTCGCCGGACCTGCCGCACTGGATCGCGCCGCCCTTCATCGAGTGGGCGGATTGCGTGCTCTACGCCCACCGCCAGGGCGACCAGCGCCTGCTGCTGACCGAGGGCACCAACGTGATCTTGGCCAAGAACCGCTACGGCCTGTCGGCCGAGCTTCCTCTTTCGTGGCCCGCGCTGATGCAGGCCATGTCCAGCAACACCATCAACAGCAAGGAGAGCTGACCCATGGCAAATTTGAACGGATTCAACGCCAACGAAGTCGAACCGACTACCACGTTTGAGGCATTGCCTGCCGGCAAGTACCTCGTGGCGATCACCGCCAGCGAGATGAAGGCCACCAAGCGTGGCGATGGCAGCTATCTGCAGTTGGAGTTCACCGTTCTTGAAGGCGATTGCAAGGGCCGCAAGGTGTGGGACCGGTTGTGCATCAACCATCCCAACGAACTGACGCAGAAGATCGCCCGCGGCAACCTCTCGGCCGTCTGCCGCGCCGTCGGCGTGATGCAGCCCAAGGACAGCGTCGAGCTGCACAACATCCCGCTGGTGATCTCGGTCAAGTGCAAGAAGCGCGAGGATACCGGCGAGATCACCAACGAGGTCAAGGGCTACGAGGCGAAGGCGGCTGCCGCCGGTCGTCCGCAGCAGTCCCCGATCCATGACACCACGCCGCCGTGGAAGCGATGAGGGCAGATGCGATGGAACTGACGCTGCCCTGGCCCCCCAGCGCGAACCACTACTACCGCCGTGTCGGGCCTCGCACATTGATCAGCCGCGAGGGTCGAGAGTACCGCACCCAAGTGTGCAGGCTCCTGGCTCCGGGCGGCGGAAGCGGAATCCGCAAGCCGCCTGCGGGCGGACGCATCGCCCTGGCGATGGATGCCTTCCCGCCCGACAGGCGGCGGCGCGACCTGGACAACCTCCTCAAATGCACCCAAGACGCCCTCGCCCATGCGGGCGTGTTCGAGGACGACGGCCAGATCGACCTGCTGGCCGTGCGGCGATGCGAGGTGCTTGGCGGCGGGATGGTCGTGGTTCGGGTCGCTGAGATGCCCCTGCGTCGCTGCCCGCTGTGCGGGGCCAGGTATCCCCAAATGGAAAGTGAGCACCTCCATGACAACTGATAATCTCAAGACTCTGCGACTTGACGAAATCCGCATCGACGGCGGCACTCAGCCTCGCGTGGCTATCGATCAGAGCATCGTCGATGAATACGCCCAACAGTACAGCGCCGGTGTCGACCTTACACCGGTCACCGTCTTCTACGACGGCGCGAACTACTGGCTGGCCGATGGATTCCACCGGTACTGGGCCAACAGGAAAATCAAGAGCGACTACATCTTCGCTCACGTTCGCCAGGGTACCCAGCGCGACGCCATCCTCTACTCGGTGGGTGCCAACGCCACGCACGGGCTTCGCCGCACCAACGGGGATAAACGCAAAGCCGTGCTGACCATGCTGACCAATCCTCTCGTCAGTGTCGACGATGATGGGAATCCCTGGTCGAACAACGCGATTGCCCAACGCTGCCAAGTTGATCCGAAGACCGTCGCTTCGGTTCGCTCAGGTATGGAAATCCATAGCTGCGCCACCCGCAAGGGAACCGATGGCAAGCTCTACAACACCGCCAACATCGGCCGAGCGGAGAGAAAGAAACGCCAACCAGGAGGCATCTCGCCCAACGCTGCGCTGCCGACCCGCCAAGCGCGCCCGGCCCTGGCCCAAACCAATCTCAACCTGCCGCATGACCCAGCCTATGGCGCTAGGGCCATCGTGGCCGCCATGGGCGAGGACTACGCTCTCCGGTTGATCGATTCCCTGACCTCCTATCTCCGTGACAAGAAAGAAGGTGACGCATGAGTGCCGCGCATACCAACCTCGCAATGGCAGGCACCGGCCCGATCGTCGAGCGCATCCTCATCACGCCCGACCAGGCGATCAAGTGGCTGGAACAGGCCAACACCAACAACCGCAAGTTGTCCCAGAAGCATGTGGACCGTCTGGCCCGCGACATGGCCGAAGGCAAGTGGAAGCTGACACACGAGGGTATCGCCTTTGGTCCCGACGGCACGCTGCTGGACGGGCAGCACCGTCTGTGGGCCATCTGCATGTCCGGCGTTCCGGTTGAAATGTTCGTCTGGCGCGACGTGGACCCGCAGTCGATGATGGCCATCAATTCGGGCAAGTCTCGCTCGCTGGCGGACATCCTCAACATCGCCGGCGAAAACGGCGATGTCAGCAAGAACGATCTGGCGACGTTGCGGGCGATGCTGGGCGGTTTCAGCAACCCGCCGATCCTCTCGCCAGCTGAGGCATCCGAGACGCTGCGCAGGCACCACGACGCCATCGCGTTTGCCGTGGCAAACCTACCGACCGTCACCTCGGCCCGCGGCGTCAACACCGCCATCACGAGGGCGGTAGTCGCCCGTGCGTACTACTCGGTCGATCGGGCGATGCTCAAAGACTTTTGCCGCAAGCTAACCACCGGTATCGTGACCTCCGGCGACGAGGGCATCATCGTTCTGCTGCGTCAGCATCTGCAGGAGAATCGCGGCGGCTCCTACAGCCAGCGCGTGCAGCGCTACGGCAAGGTTCAGCGCGTGCTGGCCGCTTGGCTCAAGGGCGAGAATCCCAGCCGTATCTACCCGGCCAGCAGCGAGCAGTTCCCGCTTCCCGAGGAGGTCAGGGCTTGAGCCAGTCGCTTCTGCCGCCTCCGGAAGCGCCCGCGATCACGCTGCGTCCGTACCAGGCCGAAGCGGTCGAAGCCGTCTATGACCACCTGCGCCGTCGGGATGACAATCCCTGCGTGGTCATCCCGACGGCCGGTGGCAAGACGCCGGTGATGGCCACGATCTGCCGCGATGCCGTCCAGCAGTGGGACGGACGGGTGTTGATCCTGGCCCACGTGAAGGAGTTGCTCGAGCAGGCGGCAGACAAGCTCCACGCGATGGCACCGGACCTGTGGCACCAAATCGGCATCTACTCGGCCGGGCTGGGCAGCCGGGACACCGACCATCCGATCATCGTGGCTGGCATCCAGAGCGTGTACCGACGGGCGAAGGAACTCGACAGCTTCGACATCATCCTTGTGGATGAATGTCATATGCTCCCGCCGGACGGCGAGGGGATGTACCGCACGTTCCTGGCGGACGCGAAGGAAGCAAATCCCAACGTTCGCCTGATCGGCCTGACGGCCACGCCTTACCGGATGTCCACGGGGATGATCTGTGGTCCGGAGAATCTTCTGAACCATATCTGCTACGAGGTGGGTGTCCGTGAGTTGATCGTGCAGGGCTATCTGTGCCCGTTGAAAACCAAGGCGGGCCGGCGAAAGGTGGACACCTCGGGCCTGCATATCAGGGGCGGCGAGTTCATCGCCGGTGAGGTCGAAGCCTTGATGGACGACGATTCCCTGGTGCGGTCGGCCTGTCGGGAGATCGTCGATCACACGCGCGAGCGGCATTCGGTCCTGATTTTCGCCAGCGGTGTGAACCACGCGCTTCACGTGCAGCGGGTGCTCGGCGAAATGGGTCATGAGTGCGGGTTCGTTTGCGGTGAAACATTGCCCTTCGAGCGGTCCGAGACGCTCAGGCGGTTCAAGAGCGGCACGCTCAAGTACCTGGTCAACGTCAACGTGCTGACCACGGGCTTCGACGCGCCCAACATTGACTGCGTGGCCCTGCTGCGGCCGACGATGTCCCCTGGCCTGTACTACCAGATGGTTGGACGGGGCTTTCGCCTCCATCCGTCAAAGGCCAACTGCTTGGTGCTGGATTTTGGCGGCAACATACTGCGACATGGCCCCGTCGATGCGCTGCAGGTCGACGATCGCGCCGCGGGCAGCGGTGACGCGCCGGCCAAGGAGTGCCCGCAGTGCCAGGCGGTGATCCATGCCGCCTATAGCGTCTGTCCCGAGTGTGGCTATGAGTTCCCGCCTCGCGAACGTGAGAAGCACGAGCGAGAGGCAAGCACCGCAGGCATCCTCTCTGGCAAGGTCACCGAAACGCAGTACGCCGTCAGCGAGGTCTACTACAGCGTCCACCGCAAGCGCGACGCGCCGCCGGAGCATCCGCGCACGATGCGGATCGACTACCGCTGCGGATTCAATGACTACCACAGCGAATGGGTCTGCCCCGAGCACACCGGCTACGCGCGGCAGAAGTTCGAGGCCTGGTGGCGAGCCAGGTCGAATGAGCCATTCCCCAACTCGGCCGAGGAAGCGGTGGCGCTGGCCGAGGCTGGGGCGCTCGCGACGACGCTGGCCATCACCGTGCGATCGGTAGCGGGAGAGAAGTTCGACCGCATCATCGACTACCAACTGGGCACGATTCCACCGCGCCTCGATGGAAGCGATGAACGTATCGACGACAACTTGCCCGAGCCGGTCTGGCCCGAAGATGACATCCCGTTCTGAAGGAAAAACTCATGCCCTACGCCGCATGTCGCAATAATCCCAGCACGGTCGACCGTGTGGCCCACCTGCTCGATGCGGTCAAACGCATCGGCATCGATGAGCTGGAGCGACTCGTCCAACAGGCTCACCAGTGCGATGCGCACCAGATGGATGATCCCTCCGAGCCGTTCCCCGTGACGCGGCAGGCGCTGCGGATGTTCTGGCACTTTCGCTGCAATCTCGAAGCGGTGGAGGTGACGCCGGCGCATGGCTGATCGACCGTCCATCCTAGACGTCGCGCAGACATACCTGTCGGCGGGTCTGTGTGTGCTCTCGGCCATCCGAGCCGAGAAGCGCCCTGCTGTGGGCCGGTGGAAACAATATCAGAAGAGACTGCCCACCCCGGCCGAGTTGTTCGCCTGGATGGTGAACAGTCCCGATGCCGTCTGCATTCTCTGCGGCGCGGTTTCGGGCAACGTCGAGATCATCGACTTCGACGGCGGCGGCGAGCTGTTCTCGGCCTGGTGGGATCGAATTCCGGCCAACCTTCGCCAGCGGCTGGTCGTCGAGTGCACCCCATCGGGCGGCCAGCACGTGATCTACCGCTGCGCTGTGGCCGTCTGCGGCAATTTGAAACTGGCCCAGCGTCGCATGGGCGAGAAGGTAGTCACGCTGATCGAGACTCGGGGCGAAGGCGGTCTATTCCTTTGTGCCCCAACGGCCGGATACGAAATCACCCAGGGCGATCTGTGCCACCTGCCCGTCTTGACCGAGGCCGATCGTGACATTCTGCTCCAGGCGGCGTGGAATCTGAACGAGTGGCCGCCGCACAGCGCGAATGTCGGCCAGAGAAGCGCACTGTCCGTCGGACAAGGCGAAGTCTCGGCAGACAATTCGAACCATGGCGGCTGTTCACCAGAGAACCGCCAGATGTGTGACGGTCCGTCGAACAACGGCCTTGCTCGGTCTACGTCGGTGGACATTTCGTACATTTGCGAATTGTCGGCCGACGAGGCGGACATTCGCCGCGATGGGGCGCACAACGACCACCTCACGCCGACGTCTGCCGAGCCTTTGCACCATCGGCTCGCGTCGGCCCACAATGACGACAGGCCGGGCGATGACTTCAACCGTCGGGGAGATGTGCGGTCCGTGCTCCAGAAGCACGGCTGGGTGCCGCTGACTGACCGCCAGGGCGCAAACGGCAACGAATACTGGCGTCGCCCCGGCAAAGATCCGCGCGAAGGAGGCTGGTCGGCCACGCTGAAGGAGTGTGCCGACGGACCGGTTTTTTACGTCTTCAGCTCGAACGCCGCGCCCTTCGAACCGCAGACCGGCTATGCGCCGTTCGCGGTCTACGCACTGCTCGAACATGGCGGGGATTTCGAACAAGCCGCCCGATCTCTGCGGTCCATGGGCTTCGGTGGCCATTGTTCGACGCAGGACGCCGATGGCGCGGACATCTCGGCCCTATGCCGATTGTCCGCTGCACCCGGCGCATGTCCGACGGACAGTCCACCCATCGGCCATGGAGTTGTAGATAATACCGATTCTGTGCCGGAGATTCAGGGGCTCAAGGCCCTGATCAACGGATTCACGGGCCTCAATCGCCCAATCATCCACGAGTTGCTGCGGGAATGCGAGACCATGAATGTCATCGCCAGTCCGAAAATCGGCAAGTCGTGGTTCGTCTCCCGCCTTGCCATCTCCGTCGCCTCGGGCCTGGATTGGCTGGGCCTGACGGTCGAGCCAGGGCGAGTGCTGCACATCGACAATGAGCTGCACCAGAACACCATCGCCTACCGCTACCGAGTGATCAGCGAGGCCATGGACTTCCCGCACCACCTCTACAGCGGCAACATCGACATGGTTTCCCTGCGCGGCCGGCTACGCGACCTGTACAGTCTGGCCCGCCTGTTCGAGCGGATCGAACCGGGTCAGTACAAGATCGTCATTCTCGATGCCTTCTACCGAACGCTGCCGCGCGACACCGACGAAAACGACAATGGCGCGATCGCCAACCTCTACAACCTGATCGACCACTACGCGAGCCGGTTGCAGTGCGCGTTTGTCCTGATCCACCACACCTCCAAGGGCAATCAGTCGGGCAAAGCCGTGACCGACGTGGGGGCCGGGGCGGGTAGTCAGTCCCGCGCTGCCGACACGCACCTGATCCTGCGTCCGCACGAAGAAGACGGCATCGTCGTGCTGGAGTCGGCCGTCCGCAGTTGGCCGCCCATGGCTCCGCGTGCGCTGAAGTGGGAGTGGCCCCTGTTCACGCCCACCGACGAGGTGGACACGTCGGCGCTACTGGGCATGGAAAAGTCCGGCAAGCCCAGGTCGGTGCCGCTCGAGGATTTTGTCGAGCAGTGCATTGCGGCCAGCGACCCATGCTCGAAGCGCTCGGTCATTTACGAGGCCAACCAGCGGCTGGGCCTATCCGAGCGCAAAGCCGAGGAGATGCTTGACCTGGCGATGGAGCGCGGCCTGGCGTCGCGTATCCGGGCAGGTTCGGTCATGGTCTACGTGAAGAACCGCTACGGCGTGACCGGCGACAAGGCGCTATGGGCGGCGGCGCTACTGGCCCACAACCCGCAGGCCAGTGTGCAGGACATCGCCGGGCGGGCGGACATCTCCGAGCGGTACGTGCGCCAAATCCGCAATGCGATGGGCGGAACTGACGCAGGATCGGCGAACGAAAACAAAGGGCTAACGGCGGAACTGGACGCGGAACTGACGGAACTCGGTTCCGCCCTCAGTTCCGCAAATCAAGTTTGCAACACATGAACCAACAAGCACTTAGGAACCACGGCAGTGGCGGAACTGGACAGTTCGTGAGACGCGCCGCAAAACGCGCCGCAGTTCCGTGAGGCTCGCAAATGCAAGTGGCTGATATTCAACGGCTTACGAAATCTCGACGCGGAACTGGGAGCGGAACTGGACACAGCCCTCCCCCTACGGGGGAGCACGCGGGCGTCCCAGACGCCCCGCGATGCTCCCCTGGTCGCAGGGGCTAGTTCGCGGGTCCTCCCCGGGACCTGGCCAGGAGAGGTCACGGGAACGCGTCGGCTTTCGTGACAGAGTTTGTTGGCAACGCGCCGAATCGTTGGCGCACAACCCCAAGGCACAGGGAGGTGCTTTCATGAACGCTACCCAGGATGCAACCACGCAGAAATTCGCGGTCGAACTGCGCAAGATCGACGACATCCGACCGTACGAGCGGAATCCACGCATCAACGACCAGGCTGTGGACGCCGTCGCGGCCAGTCTCGCCGAGTTCGGCTTCCGCCAGCCGATCGTCGTCGATGCCGACGGCGTGATCATCGTCGGCCACACACGCTGGAAGGCGGCCAAGAAACTGGGGTTGGCCCGGGTGCCCGTTCACGTCGCCACCGACCTGACGGCAGAGCAGGCTCGGGCCTATAGGATCGCCGACAACAAGACCGGCGAATTAGCCGAATGGGACTTGGAAATTCTGCCCATCGAACTCAACGAGCTGCGCGAAGGCGGTCTTGATCTGGACGTGCTAGCCTTCGACGAGGAGGAACTGGGCAAGCTGCTCACTAGCGCCCAGGGCGTAACCGAAGGGCTAACCGACCCGGACTGGATTCCCGAGCCTCCGGATGAACCGGTCACGCAGCGCGGCGATATCTGGCTACTGGGCGACCATCGGCTGATGTGCGGTGATAGCGGATCGCCAGAGGACCTCGATCGACTGCTCGATGGCGCGGTCATCGACCTGGTGAACATGGACCCGCCATACAACGTCAAGGTCGAGCCGCGCAGCAGCACGGCCATCGCCGCCGGCCTTTCATCTTTCCAGAACAAAAAGGCGCAGCTGCACCACCAGGGCTTCGACCAGGCTCGCGGCGTCACCGATCCGAAGAAAGCCCGCAAGAGAATGCGCGCCAAGGATCGGCCGCTGGAGAATGACTTCGTCAGCGACGAGGCGTTCGATCAGATGCTGCTGGCGTGGTTCTCCAACGCTGCTCGCGTGCTCAAGCCCGGCGGCTCGTTCTACATCTGGGGCGGGTACGCAAACCTGGGCAATTATCCTGCACCGCTCAAGAAAGCGGGCCTGTATTTCAGCCAGGGGATCGTCTGGGACAAGCAGCATCCCGTTCTCACGCGCAAAGATATGATGGGATGCTTTGAATTAGCCTTCTATGGGTGGAAGGAAGGCGCAGGTCACCATTTTTACGGGCCAAATAACGCCACCGACCTCTGGCATGTCAAGAAGGTAAACCCCCAGGCGATGGTCCACCTGACCGAGAAGCCGGTCGAGTTGGCCACCCGCTCGATCCAGTATTCATCCAAGCCCGGCGAGAGCGTTCTGGACCTGTTCGGCGGCAGCGGTTCGACGCTGATCGCTTGCGAACAGACCGGCCGCCGAGCGTTCCTGATGGAGCTGGATCGGGCTTACTGCGACGTGATCGTCCAGCGTTGGGAAAAGTTCACCGGCAATAAGGCCCGGCGGATCGCGGCCGCCAAGCCCGAGGTCGAAGCCGAGGCGGAGGTGATCGCTTGATCTACCTCGCCTCCCCATACAGCGACGCCGACCCGGCGGTCGAGCAGGCGCGCTTTGACGCCGTCTGCCGAGCGGCGGCTGTGCTGATGCGCCGGGGCTTCCTGATCTTCTCGCCCATCGCCCATTCGCATCCGATAGCGCGGTTTGGCCGACCGACCGATTGGTCGTTTTGGCAGCGATATGACAGCGCGATGCTGACCAAATGCGATGAATTGTGGGTGCTGACGCTGCCGGGCTGGGATCGTTCGGTGGGCGTGCAAGCGGATGTGCGTTTGGCCAACGAGCTGGGCAAGCCGGTGTGGCTGGTCGATCCGGTCAAACTGACCACTGAGAACACCCCGGAAGTGACCGGGGCGTCTCATGCAGCAGCGCTAGTGGCTGGACTACCCCTTCAGGGTAAACTTGCCGCGTTCGGCCTTGGCGAATCGGCTGGCGTCGCCCTTGGTCTTGATCTCGCGCGAAATGGCCGCGTAGAGGGTATTCGCGGGCGTCTTGCCGTCTCGCGGCGTCCACAATCCACGGGCGACCGCCAGGTCCACGATGTCCTTGCATCGCATCGGGTCGCCGGTGCCCAGCGAAAGCAGGTGTGCCGCCGCGTCCAGCAGGCTCATCGGCTTGGCCTCCCGCTTGGCCCCCGTCGCGCCACGTTCGTCCGTGTCGCGTTGGAACGCATCGGTGGCGTCCTGGGCCGCAGGCTCGGTCAAGCAGGCGTTCCCATCGCCCGATTCACGAATCGCCTTGCTCTGGTCGGCGTGCCTGCGGCGGTTTTCCTCGGGCGTCGACGTCGACCAGGATGCGTCCGCCAAGCGTTTTCTCAGCCTCTGGGCGCTTTTGATGCGGATGGTCTTGCCGGTCTTGGCACTGACGCCTTCCCAGCCGCCGCTGGGGTGCTCGCGGACGAGCTTCACCGGGACCAGGTTGTCGGCAACCTTCACCAGGTACGTCGCGCCAATCTGTACGTCGCTGTTCTTCATGGTCGTTGCTCCTTCGGCCGTGTTCGGGCTGGCCAGGCCCATGTGGGGGTCTTACAAACCGAGTTCTTCTGCGAGGCGGCTCTGCTGGTCCCAACCGCCGAGGGCCTGGGCCAGTTGTTCGGTGAACCAGCGGACCTCGCGGTCTACGTTCTCGTCGTTGGTGCGTGCGGGCTGCAGCCAGGAAGCGATGGCGGCGACGGCCTCGGGCGAGAGGTTCTCGCGCAGGGCGTCGACCAGCGCGGTGCTTCCGGGGGTGGCGTCGGCGCGACCGGCGTCGTAGGCGGCTTGCAGGGCGCTTTTGGCCTCCCACACCGCGACGGTGTGGAAGTCCAGGGCGTCATGCTTGCGGGTCTCGAGCGTCTCGATCTGCATATGCTCCTTGGCGATCCGGGCGAGGGTGCTCTCGATGGTTGTCATCGCGGTTCTCCTTGGTTGGGGTTTGCGGTTTCAAATCCGGCAGGTGGCCGTGCTTCCCGGCCACACGCGGACGCGGTAGCTCTCGATGCGGCCATCGACGATCAGCTTCACCTGCACGCTGCCCTGGCTGACCGGGTAGGCGTCGAAGACCTCGTAGAAGCCGGTGGCGAACCAGACCACGTCGCCGGGTTTGAGGTCGTGCCAAGGGCGCTGGGTGGTCGACGTCCCGTCGGGTATCGCGTGCGTTCTTCGCTGCTTCCGCATGGCCTATCTCCTTGTGGTTACTGGCGTTACGTTCGTTTCAACAGCCACATTCAGCCATGCTCTCGCCAGGACATCAAGGCAATTAACCCGCTGTGGCAACAGAACTTACAGATTTTCGCAACTAGGCCCCGCATCTAGAGATATGACCAAGCAGACCCTGAAAATCACCGCCCTGACGCCGGAGCAGGCCGCCCGGATTCTGGCCAGCGCCTACAAGCGGCGGATCGACGCCGAGCAGGTGCGCCAAGTGGCCGAGGATGGGCAGTTGCTGCGGGCAGATGGAACCTTCAGCCTGATCGATTACGTGGCCTTCCTGGCCCGGGAGGTGACCGGTGGCCACGAGGATTGACCCGCGCAAGCTCCGCCCGGCCGATCTGCTGCGCCTGGTGAACGCTGCGGATTTCGGCAGCGTGCTGACGGAATTCCAGCTTCGCCGCCACCGGAACCAGGCCGGCTACACCATCGGCGACGCGCGGACGGTGGACCTGTTCCGCTATGCCGCCTGGCTGACGTTGGAGTATTTCAAGCCCAAGCGAGTGCCACTGAGCTACGAGGAGCAGAAGGCACGCCAAGCCGAGCGCAATGCGGAGCTGGTCCGCGCCGCCCAGGAGATCGGCGAGATTCCGGCGGTGGTCGATCCGCAGCGGAAGGCACGCGGGGAAGAGTCGTTTCGCCGGTTCTGCGAGACCTACTTCCCGGAGGTGTTTTATCTGCCCTGGTCGGACGACCACCTGCGGGTGATCGACAAAATCGAAAAGGCGGTACGCACCGGTGGGCTGTTTGCGATGGCGATGCCGCGTGGATCGGGGAAAACGGTGCTGTGCCAGACGGCGGTGCTCTGGTCGGCTCTGATCGGGGCGACGCCGTTCGTGTGTTTGATCGCTGCCAGCGCCGAACGCGCCCGCGACCTGCTGGAAAACATCAAGATCTGGCTTGAGACCAACCCGCTGCTGGCGGAAGACTATCCCGAAGTGACCTACCCGATCCAGTGTTTGGAGCGGATCACCAATCGCCAGAAGGGTCAGAAGCACAGGGGCGAGCCGACACGCATCGACTGGGCGTCCGACCGCATCGTGTTACCCACCATTGCCGGCAGCAAGGCTTCCGGGGTGGTGATCTCGTGCAGCGGCATGAAGGGCTCGGACATTCGCGGACAGAACTACGCCCGCGCCGACGGTCAGGTGGTGCGGCCGCAGCTGGTCTTGGTGGACGACCCGCAGACGACCGAGTCGGCCTGGTCGCCGTCGCAGAGCCAGCGCCGCGAGGCGATTCTCGCTGGCGACGTGCTGGGCATGGCCGGGCCGGGCAAGAAGATCGCCGGACTGATGGCCTGCACCGTCATTCGCCCCGGCGACATGGCCGATCGTCTCTTGGACCGCGAGAAGCACCCGGAGTGGCAAGGCGAGCGGACGAAGATGGTCTACGCCTTCCCGACCAACGAGAAGCTCTGGGCCAAGTACGCCGAGATTCGGGCCGATTCGCTCCGCAACGACGGCGACGGCAGCGAGGCCACCGAGTTCTACCGCACCAACCGCGAGGCGATGGACGCCGGCGCGATCATCGCCTGGCCGCAGCGGTACAACGCCGATGAGCTGTCGGCCATCCAGCACGCGATGAACCTGAAGTTCCGCGACGAGGCCGCGTTCTTCGCCGAATACCAGAACGAGCCAATCGCGATGGATATTGGCGAAGAGATGCTCACGGCCGAGCAGATCGCCGGCAAGCTCAACGGCTATCGGCCCGGGGAGATCCCGCTGGGCGTCAACCACCTGACGATGTTCATCGATGTGCAGCAGAAGGTGCTGTTTTGGATGCTTTGCGGCTGGGAGGAGAATTTCACCGGCTACATCGTGGACTACGGCACCTGGCCGGATCAGCGCCGCGCCTACTTCACGCTGCGGGACGTGCGGGCGACGATCCAGCGGACCGCCCCCGGGGCCGGCCTGGAGGGCCAGGTCTATGCCGCGCTGGATAGGCTCTGCGCCGAGCGACTCGGCCGCGTGTACCGCCGCGAGGATGGGGCCGAGATGCGGATTGACCGCTGCCTGATCGACGCCAACTGGGGCCAGTCTACTGACGTGGTGTACCAGTTCTGTCGGCAGAGCAGCTTTGCCGGCGTCCTGCTGCCCAGCCACGGCAAGTATGTGGGCGCGTCAAGCATTCCGTTCAGTGAATACCGGCGCAAGCGCGGTGACCGCGTGGGTCTGCACTGGCGCATCCCCAACACCATCGGCAAGCGCCAGGTTCGGCACGTGCTGATCGACACGAACTACTGGAAGAGCTTCGTCCACGCGCGCCTGGCCGTGGCGATGGGCGATCCGGGCTGCCTGTCGCTCTACGGCCGAGATGAGAAGGCCCACCGCTTGCTGGCCGACCATCTGACGGCGGAGTACCGCGTCAAGTCGGCGGCGCAGGGGCGAACGGTCGACGAATGGAAGTTGCGGGCGACGCGCCCGGATAACCACTGGCTGGACTGCGTGGTCGGCTGCGCCGTCGCGGCATCGATCCAGGGCGCATCGTTACCGGGCATCGCGGATGGACCAGCGCGGCCCAAGCAGCGCATCAGGCTCTCGGAACTGCAGCGGAGTCGCTGACCATGAATCAGACTGTCACATCGAGGCCGATCGCGACACCACACGTGGGTCTGGTTTGCCGACACTGCGGTTGTCGCCACTTCTATACCGTGTACACGCGCCGGCGCAACGATGGGATCATCCGACGAAAGCGCTGCCGCAACTGTGGGCAAACGATCACCACCCGTGAGAAAATCGTCTGAGATACCACATCTGGCACGATGTTCCCGAAACCCGCCATGGGACGGCGAACATTCGGTCTGAGCGGGTAATCACTTCATGACGGGCGCGGTGCCCAAGCAGTGATGCCCATGACCGACACCCTTGACAACTCGATTAAGACCAACGCCCAAGGTCCAGCCAAGGCCAGTGGCGATTCGGGCAGCATCGAGCAACACAAGCTCTCCGAGCAGATTGCCGCCGACAAGTACCTGGAGTCGAAGAAGGCCAGTCGTGCTAAAGGTCTGGGGGTCAAGCTCGCCAAGATTTCGCCGGGGGGGACCGTCTGATGTGGCCGTTCCGCAAAGACAGGAAGGCCCGGCGGTCCCTCCCGGCCTGGCCGAGGATTCCGGGCTGGGTGCGGGCGCGGTTCGACGCGGCGCAGACCACCGCCGAGAACGCCCGGCACTGGGCGATGGTCGATTCGCTGTCGGCCGACGCCGCCGCCTCGGCGGACGTGCGCAAGAAGCTGCGGGAGCGCGCCCGCTACGAAGTGGCCAACAACAGCTACGCCAAGGGGATCGTGCTCACCATCGCCAACGACTGCGTCGGCACTGGCCCGCGCCTGCAGCTGCTAACGGACAATCCCGAAGCCAACCGGAAGGTGGAAGCAGCCTTTGGGCAGTGGGCCAAGGCGGTGAAACTGGCTGAGAAGCTGCGCACCATGCGCATGGCCAAGACCACCGACGGCGAAGCCTTTGCTGTGCTTAGCGCCAATCCGAAGGTCGATTCCCCGGTGACGCTGGATGTGCAACTGGTCGAAGCCGACCGCGTCGCCTCGCCAATCTTGTCGGTGTTGCCCACCGATGGCGACATTGACGGCATCACGCTCGACGCCTGGGGCAATCCGCAGACCTATAGCATCCTCCGCCAGCACCCGGGCGATCTTTCGGCATGGAAGACGCAGTATGACCTGGTGCCGGCGGAGGCGGTGATCCACTGGTTCCGGGCCGACCGGCCGGGTCAGCACCGGGGCATCCCGGAGATCACGCCGGCGCTGCCGCTGTTTGCGCAGTTGCGCCGCTACACCCTGGCGGTCATTGCGGCAGCGGAAACAGCCGCCGACTTTGCCGCCGTGCTCTTCACCGATGCCCCGGCCAACGGCGAGGCCCAGGCGCTGGAGCCGATGGACGTGGTCGAGCTGGAAAAGCGCATGGCCACGGTGTTGCCTGACGGCTGGCGTCTGGGGCAGATCGAGGCCCAGCAGCCCACGACCAGTTACGCCGAGTTCAAGCGGGAGATCCTCAACGAGATCGCACGCTGCCTGAACCTGCCCTACAACATCGCTGCCTGCAACAGCTCGGGCTACAACTACGCCTCGGGGCGTCTGGATCACCAGACCTACTACAAGTCGATCCGGGTTGAGCAGGCCCACCTGGCCGAGGCGGTGCTGGACCGAATCTTTGCTGCCTGGCTGGATGAGGCTCAGCTGGCCCTTGGTCTGCCCGACCTGCGCGGGGCGGCCCACCAGTGGTTCTTCGACGGCACCGAGCATGTCGATCCGGCCAAGGAAGCCAGTGCCCAGGCGACGCGTCTGGCCAGCAACACCACCACACTCGCCGCCGAGTATGCCCGCCAGGGCAAGGACTGGGAGACGGAACTCCACCAGCGTGCCAAGGAAAAGAAGCTGATGGCCGAGCTGGGGCTCACGGAGGAGCCCCGCCCGGCCATCGATGACCAAGAGGAGAGCGACACGGATGTCCAGCAGGCAGCCTGACTATTTCACTTTCCGCTGCCCGATTGCCGTCGAGGCGGCAGGTGACGCCGACAAGCCCATGCCGCGCTTCCGCATGGTGGCCTACACCGGCGGAACCATGCGGATCGCTGGGTTCCCGCACCCAGTCGTGGTGGACCTCGAAGGCCTGGCCATCGAGCGCCAAGACATCCCGGTCCGCCTCGACCACAACCCGCGCCAGGGGGTGGGCCACACGCAGCGCGTCGCCATCGAGAACGGCCAGATTATCGCCGAGGGCCTGATCAGCCGCGATACGTCCTGGGCCAGGGATGTGGCCAAAAGCGCCGTCAACGGCTTTCCCTGGCAGGCCAGCATCGGAGCGGCCGTGGTGGATGCCGAGTTTGTCCCCAGCGGCCAGAGCGTCACCGTCAACGGCCGAACATTCAGCGGGCCGCTGCACGTGGTCCGCCAGGCGATTCTCAAGGAGATCTCATTCGTGGACAGCGGCGCAGACCCGGCCACTTCGGCCCGCATCGCCGCCCAGCACAAGGAGCAAGCAGTCATGGATGACACCACGACGGTCAGCACGACCAATCAGAACCCCGCCCAGACGGATGCGGGACAGACGCAGGACGCGACTGGCACCACTGCGGATGCGCAAGGCCAGCCCACCGCACAAACGGATTCGCCCTCGCAGTCCCAGACGCAGACGGCTCAAGCACCCGCGACGTCGGACACCCTCAATGCCTCCGCCTGTGCGGATGACCCGGTAACCCGGTTGCGCCAGCAGATGGCGGCCGAGACTCGGCGTATCGAGGCGATCCGCCGAATCTGCGCCGGCAAGCATCCGGACATCGAGGCCAAGGCCATCGAGGAAGGTTGGGACGAGAATCGCACCGAGTTGCACGTGCTGCGCGCCAGCCGCCCGCAGGTACCGGCGGTCGCCAGCCGACCGCGCAACGCCAGTCCCCAAGTGTTCGAAGCCGTGGCTTTGATGGCTAGCGGCCTGCCCAACAGCCGCATCGAGGCGATGTACGCCGAGCCAATCCTGGAAGCCGCCGACAAGCTGCGCGGCGTGGGCATCCAGGAGTTCTGCGAACTGGCCTGTGGCCAGCAGCTGCCGCGCTTCCGTCGCGACGCTTCCGGCTGGCTCCAGGCCGCCTTCAGCACCGCGTCGCTGCCGGGCATCCTGTCGAACATCGCCAACAAGATGCTGCTGGAGGGCTACAGCTACGTTGAAGACGCCTGGCGGCAGATCGCCAAGATCGCCTCCGTCAATGACTTCAAGGAGCACACCCGCTACCGCATGACCGGCAGCTTCCAGTTCCAGCAGGTGGGGCCGGATGGAGAGCTCAAGCACGGCCAGCTGGGCGAGCAGACCTTCCGGCAGAAGGCCGACACCCACGGGATCATGTTCGCCCTGACGCGGCAGATGATCATCAACGACGATCTGGGTGCATTCACGGACATCCCGCGCCAGATCGGCATGGGCGCGGCCGAGGCCATCGCCGACGCGGTGTGGGGCCTGTGGCTTTCTAACCCCACCCAGGCGGACGGCAAGGCCTTCTTCCACACCGACCACAAGAACTACAAGGCCGGCGCGGATACTGCGCTGACCGTGGATGGTCTGACGGACGCGGAGGTCGCCTTCGGCAAGCAGGTCAAGCCCAACGGCAAGCCGCTGGGCATCCGCCCGAGCATCCTGCTGGTGCCCACGGCTTTGAAGGTGCCGGCCGAGATGCTCATGAAGAGCGTCACGCTTAACGAGACCACCACGGCCAACAAGCCCAAGCCTAGCGCCAACCCGCACGTGGGCAAGTTCACCGTCGTCTCCAGTGTCTACCTGTCCAACCCCACCTTCCCGGGCGCTTCGGACAAGGCCTGGTACCTGCTGGCCGACCCCAACCGCCTGCCGGCCATCGAGGTGGCATTCCTCAACGGCGTGGACCGGCCCACGGTGGAAAAGACGGATGCGGACTTCAACACCCTGGGCGTGATGTTCCGTGGGTACATCGATTTTGGCGTCAAGGAACAGGACTACCGCGGGGCGCTGATGATGAAGGGCGAGGCGTAAGCCTCGTCCTTCCGGGCCGGACCTGATCTTTCTCTCGAACATTAAGGAGCAATGACCAATGGCAACGGCGATTTTCGTTCATGACGGCGACAGCATTGACTACACCCCCAGCAGCGATGTGGCGGCCGGGGACGTGGTGGTGCAGGGCGACCTGATTGGTGTCGCCAAACGCGACATCCCCGCGGGCACGCTGGGCGCGCTGGCGGTGACAGGCGTCTTTGACGTGCCCAAGGCCAGTGGCGTAGGAACCGCCATCGTGGCCGGCGCGGAGGTCTACTGGGACGCCGTCAACAAGCGTGTCACCACCACCGCCGATGGCCACGAGTACCTGGGCAAGACGGTTCGTGCTGCCGCCGACGCAGACGCGACGGTCCGTGTGCGGCTGGAGCAGTGATCGTGGCTGACCTGCTTCGCCAAGGTTCGCAGTGGCTGGAGCAGATGCGCACGGCGCACTGCTCCAGCCCGGTCGAGTACCGCAGGCCGCCAGAAGCATGGACGGTCCAGGCGACCTTCGGGAAAACCGGCTTTGAGGTCGCCGACGAGTCGGGCCTGACCATCACCGCTCAGGTGTGGGACTTTCTGATCCTCGCCGACGCGCTGCCGGGGGTCGAGCCGGAACCCGGCGACGTGATCGCGGCCAAC